GAGCCTCTAGTCGAGCGAACGATACATGTGCGTCAGACTCGCCCCTGAAACGCTGTATGCGCCAGTTGACCATGCTGCCCTGTTGGAACCAAACAAGCCTTTTGTTCCGGTTGCCCTGAGTGCCCGCCTTAATTGATCTGCTCTGGCTCCACGTTTCGCCGTCAACACTGTAGCTAGTGCTAATCAGGGGATTAGTGCCGAATTCTACGCGACCCGTTAGCGCAACTAACTCCAGTTCATGGAAGATGGCCCCGCGACCCTCGTTATAAACGATGCCGGTCGAGAACTCCCAACGGACCTTGTCACCATAATGTGATCCGATGTCATCCTTAAAGAATCCGAACACGTTAGACGTTGGGTCACCAATCAGCCACCTGTCGTAGCACCAGACGATGTCTCGCGCCTTGTACTGTGCTAAACCTAGCTCTGATGTACTCAGAACAAACCAGACCGGCGTATTCGTCGCCTGCGTAGCCGTAAAGTCAAAGACCAGTGTCTGGTCAGGTAAATGAACGTAGAGGTGCTGATGATTCCGGTCGTTTCTTGTTTCTAGCTTAACCTTCGACAACTGCACTTCAGTGTAGTCAGTCAGTATCTCGTCAATCTCTTTGGTGCTGATCTTGTTAGCCTGCGCGTTAACGCCAAGGAATATGCCGGGCGATTCATTACGACCGCTGCCCAGAAACGCAATCGTCTCAATAAACAAGCAGCAGGCGTGAGTGCCAACGCAGCCCTTCTGGATTTGTGCGCCCTCGACCCGCTGAAATGGAAACAAACTGCCGCCAACATTGTCGAACACCTCGATGGTGTGCCGGTTGACCGCGTATATCTCATTTCTTAGCTTGATTATCGACGTTACAGGGTCAGGATCTATCTCAGATGACCCATACTTCAACGGATTGACCGCAAACGGGTCCAATAGCTCTGTCACCACCAAGAATTCACCGTCAGTGGTCATAAAGTAACCATCAACCCAGACAACATCCAACACCAAACCTAGATCTGGGTCCGTTACCTGCTTGACAGTAGTCCCATCCCAGTAATACAGATTGCCGCCGCTCGCAATTGCCAACAGATCAAAAGAATAATCCATTGTTACGAGGTTATCGTCAGTGCCGCCAACGTCACCCAAAACAGTGACCGTACCATCTGACGCAATAGAACATAGGGAAGTACCCATGACCCTGTAGCAGATGCCGTCACGTTCGATACCACCGCGATTTACGCCCGGTCCTTCGCCATGCTTCACCAATCCATCTGCCGGTCTTAGATAGCCGTTGCTGATGCCTGACTGCTTTGGAACAGGTATAAGATTGACAGGGTAGCTAGTGCGTATCTCTGCCTGCTTGTCATCAGTAAATATACCGTTGAGAATGGGTATCTGCATGCTAGTACGACTTTTTTGGTTTTGGTTTCTTCGCTGTCTTCGATGACTGCTTAAATGCCTTCGCTGATGGAGCGCCTTTGGCACCGGCCTTTCGCATCTTCTCGCCTGAGCCTGCCTTTATTCGCTTCTTTTTAGCCGCAATATTTGCGTACAATCCCTTCTTCGCCATTATGACCTCTTTGACTTAGTGCCTGCACACTTCCAACGTTTACGCGATAATCTTAGCGGAGAGTTTGGGTTAGAAGCGGCCTTCGGGTGCTTCTTCATCTGACCAGCAGATCTGGCGCAGTATGCGTCACCCTTCTTAGTTCCGGCCTTAACTCGAGGACCGCCGCCCTTAGCCTTACCCGCCTGACCGTAGGAAACCTTCTTCCCAGTAGACGTAACCTTGACCTTTGCCTTACCCCGTCTTGGTGCAACCATTATGGTGTTGACTCCGATGTCATGCTCACAATAGCGGACGCAAGAATATTAGTTGTGTCTGCCGTCTGTGAAATCTCAATCGTGCAGTTATTCGTCAGAATTCCACCCGATGTTGTTAACCCCCAGTATCGCGTAGCTACTAATGACAGCCAAGACCCAACGGGAGATGACCCGCCCTCGTTGATCGCGTCACCACTGTTTAGCGTCAATCGGATTGAGTAATCTGCCGCAACCCCTGCGCCGGTCAGCCATGTGTACGCGAACGGTGTACCTGACGTAATTGAGACTAGGCCGCTATTTCCGGCGCTGAATCGCACAGTAGAGGTCGCGGGTGTCGTTACAACGTTAAAGTAGGACGCGCTCGCTAGATACGCGCCCAACGCGGTAGATGCAGTAGTGCCAAGCCCAGTGCGGGCGGCAAAACTCATGACAGATCCTTCAACATAGAAGCGTACCAGCTAGTGCCAAGGTAGGTGATTACCAATAAATCAACAGCGTTCGCGTTAGTAGACAGCGTCTCTGCCGTACCACCGGGCCACTTGAAGGCAGCGGGCCAAGCCATCGTTCGACTACCTGTCGCATCCTGAGTAAACAGCATGTTAACTGTCTGCCCCTGTGCTGCGCCGGTCAGTGTCAACGTAGCCACGTTCTCTGTGAGTGTGCTTGTAAATACGTTGCTCTCTGTCATGTTGGCAGTCAGCGTACCACCGCTGCTAGAGACGGCAACAGGCGCAGTCTGCGCGTGTCCAGTAAAGTTAGCGCCGTCAATTGTTGGGTCTGTGTTGAATACAGCACTACCCGTACCAGTTTCATCAGTCAACGCGCTCGCTAAATTTGCGCTGCTTGGAGTACCCAAAAATGTCTGAACGCCTACGCCAAGACCCGTTAGGCCAGAGGTGGGCAGACCAGTACAGTTGGTCAGTGTGCCAGAGGTAGGCGTACCCAGTATCGGCGTTACCAGAGTCGGGGAAGTGTTGAACACTGCCAAACCTGATCCGGTCTCATCGAGGAGCGCCGTAGCCAACTGTGCCGATGTCATGATCAGCGTATTATCGGCTAGGTTTATTGTCTTGTTGGTTAGCGTCTGAACGCCCGTAGTCGTAACAAGGTCAACACCGCTAATCTGCAAGCTGTTAACGATGGTATACCATGTCTGTTGCAGCTCGTTGAAACGTATCGTAAACGAACTACCCGCGCCAAGTGAGGCAGGAACTCCAACCAGTGTCCCGCCATTGCCGTTGATCGTCAGTGCGCTAATGGTCTGCGTAGAGATAATGATAATCTCTTGGCCGTCATAGCAGTCAGCGACAGGTGGCAGCGTCACAGATCCGGCGGCAAATGTGCCGGTCGGGTTCATGATCAGCCAAATGCTCTGTGATGAAGCGGCCAACGCAATGTTAAACCCAGAGTTGGTCGGTGCGTTAATGACTACCGTGTAATTCGGGTCAGCGAAAGTGGTCTGGAAGTATTCGACCAAAGTCGTAATAGATGCCTTTCGAGCGTCACCGTTGCTTGTCGCATAAACTGGCAGTTGATCGCCACCGGACAGGGCGTTAATCGTTGGCAGTTGGTTAATAGTGGGCATGTCAGCCTCCTAGTTATATTCTAATGGACCGTCATCGCCAGCTAAAACAGGATTAACCGGTCTGCGTAGGTAGTTATCGTCGTAGTTGCGCCAAGGCTTAGTACCAGCACCCGCAGGCATGGTCCTTGGCAGTTGCTGCTCGTGTGGCTGCGCGAAACTCATCACAACCGTATTGTACGCCATCTTAGCGATGGCCTTGGTGTCAGGCATGATCGCCTTACCGAAACTTGGCGCAATGCGAATGCCAAGGGCAGTGTATATCGCCTCGTTCGCTAGATCCGGCACATACGTCTGCTCGTCTAGCCTGCTGTCTTTTGGGGAACTGGGCAGTGGATAGCCCAACCGTAAACCTTTTGCGTTCCACTCTGCCAACATCGAGTCTAATTTACGCAGTGCTGACTGTAACTGTTCTGGTGTTAGGTCAAAAACGTAGGACGCTAATCCTATCTCCTCAAACGCCTGCTCGATGTACTCTCGCTTGGTCCAACCCATGTTAAGCTCCTAGCGCATCCGATATTTTTTGCGACAGCTTATTATCTGATGTTCTGCCGTCAAACTTCAAGCCTAATTGATCGGCCTTCTCTTCTAGTTCAACGCGCATGGGTGGCGCGTTATCATCTGGTATTGCCGGACCCTTCGGAGAAACAGCCTCTATCAGTGTTTCTGACCAACCTTCCGCTAACCTAGCGTCTAACTCTTCTTGCGTGTTCACTGCAACGTATGAGTACGTCTTGCCTGCCGGTCCAAAGTGATCGCCGGGAGACTTGTAGACTAGTGTTGGTATCATTTCTTCGCCTTTTTCTTTGCCCGTCTTGCCGTGTTTAAGGCAATGGCAATCGCCTGCTTCTTTGGCTTGCCAGCCTTCCTTTCTGTCTTGATATTCTTGGAAATTGTCTTCTGAGAATAACCTTTCTTCAGCGGCATAAGCCCTCCTGAAATTGGGCGAGGAGTAACCCCCGCCCAGTTTTCACGCTTTCTACGTCTGTGAGAACAACATGATGCCGGACATCTCTGGCTGCTTGTTCACTACACCGAACAATGTGTCACACCGATACTTGGTGGTCATTGTGTTGATGTCGTAGAACTTCTGCATAACCAGCTCAATGCCGTTATCAGTTGTACCGCGCAGTACCGCAGCGCCTGCATCAGCGGGTACAGAGTACCGACCGGGCAATAGCTCCAGTGAATCACGCTGCCAGAACGGGTTAACAGATGTTGTAACCGTGTTCAGGAAAGTGATCGCCGCAGCAGCAGCGCCAGTCACGATGCAGTTCTGATACTGAGCAGAAGCATCAGACGCGACTTGGTTTGAAATAATCCCCGGAGAGATAACCATAGTCGTACCGTTCGTTACCGAAATAACGCGGAAAGTCTTGAGCTGTCCAGTGGACTGCTTAGTGATGTGATGACAAGCTTCAACACCCGCGATTGTAAACGCATCGCCAGCCGCTACACCAGTAGTGCTAGAGATAGTTACGCTCTGAGTTCGGTTGTCAACGTTAGTAGTACCGCCAGTAACAGCCTGAGTAGCAGCAGGAACTAGGTAGTTCGTTGCAGCGTCTCGAGTGTCAATGGTCAGAGAACCACCGCCAGCAGCAGCAGTAAGACGGTTAGCGTAGTCAAGCTTCAGTGTGTCGAAACCTGCAACCATGCCAACTCTTGAACGCTCGTAAGCTGAATCAGACTTTTCGTTGCCGAAAGATCGTGAAGCTTTGGAGAGGTCATTCGCCATACCGTTGTAGTCACGGCTAGACAGTGCTAGGTGACGGTCGTAGTCGGGAACACCCTGCTCGTTCATGATCGCGTCACACTGGGCAACGTCATCATAACCAGTAGCAGCGGCAGTACGCTTAACAACCAGAGTGCCCTGAGCGGCAGCAACGTCCATGATCGCAACGTTGATGTCTGAGGCAAGCTTGTTCTTAGCGGCTGCACCTAATCGGTCTTCCTGCAACGCATCACGCAATTCGAGCGCGTTCAAAGTGAACGGCACAGCCTTGCTGTATGAGATGCTAGAGGGAACTGCCAACTGGACGTAGTCGCTGTACAACGCGCTAATATCAGTGCCGGGAGCGGCATTGATTGAAGTGCCGATGTAAGGCATTGGTCGCCAGATGGTGTCGTTAGTACGCTCCATCATTACCTGATCAGTAGTGTAAATACCGACATTTTTTGATAAAACTAGAGCGTCTTGAAAACCCTCTAGGATGTTCTCGAACGCTACGCGTTCTTCTTTGGAAAAGCTATTAGCCATGATTGGCTCCTTTAAATTTATTTAGCCGCTTGTTTCTGCGCTCGTTTGTAGGCCATGACCTTATCCATGTTACCCGTTTTCGAGGCTTCTTCTCGCAGTCGTTCTAGGGTTGAGTCCACGGCACCCTTAATTGGGGCCGTTGCCGAAACTTTACTTTCGGGCCGTGTTGCTGCCTTACGATTTGAAATCTTCAATTGACTCTCCAATTTTGCAACCGCAAAGGCAAACTTTACGGGATCATCTATCTGTGCCAGTTCCTTAGCCTTCTTGGGATTCTTTCCAAGAGCATAGATTACCAACGCAGGGTCTTCAGCACCTTGAATCATTACGCCTTGCTGGACCACATTAAACGTTTGCTGCGCGACTTCCTCAGCATCGTCGTAGTCTCGCACCTTCAGCTTAGACTTTGCATCCGCATAGCCCTGTAGCTGTTGTTGCCAAGCATCAGCCTGCTGTTGTTCAGCCTGCCTCGCCTGTGCCTGTTGATCGTCTACTGAGCGTTTACGCTCGTACCAATCAGCCAGTGACGCTTCATATTTATCGGTGTCGTAATCGTGTTGCTCAAGACTTGGTTTGGCCCCTAGTGTGACAACTGGATTGGTCTCAGTAGTCTGGTGGACCTGTGCCTCTAGTTCACGATTTCTTTTCTGTAACTCCCTGTGTGACTTTCTTAACTCGCGGACCCATTCAGGTGCGGCTTCTGGTTCTGGAGGTGGCGGTTCCTCCCCAATGGATACAACTATGTCTTCGGATTCCTCTTCAGATTCTTCAACCCCGCTTGGATCACCATCGACATCTTCGTCTTCAGTGACTTCCTCAAGCTCAAGTTGCTCCTCCTCAAGTGTTTCCTCTTCCTCAAAGTCGATATCCTCTTCTGCCTCATTCATGTTTCTGATCCCTATAAACTCACCCAATTGATCGGCTGGGCGGTTGCCGTGTAGCGATTATCGCCTCTGAAAGCAATAATTACCAATACTTCATAATATCTTGATTATTTAACCTTCTTTTGGAAAGCTCGAACTTTCGCATTTTGTATAGATACCCCGTCATCCCAATCGGTAACATAGGGCACTTTCACATCTTGTCCGTAGTAATCTGGGTCATGCGCGAACCACACGACATCAGGTTCACCATTGTTGAAGTCTTCAAATACTTTCTTGTCCCACCCATCAGGCATTTGAGAATCATCCCACTTGATCCTAGCAACCGGCCTGAAACCAACGGTTTTATAAATACTAGGCAGGTAAGTGTCAAAAGCATCCAGCTTATTGCCGCCGGCTTCAATAGCAGCCTGCATCATCGCATAAGCAGATCCTTTCGATTGCGGCGAACCATAAACCGCCACCACATCACCATCATTAATGGCAAACCCAGCACCATTGTCAGACTGAAAAAGCTCCATGTTCGAAAGCTCATCAACGCTTTTAATGTCAACTTGTGGGGCGAACTCATTACCACGCAGAGACGCAACCATTTGCGATCTGTGGTCGATGGGATCTTGCGTCCTTGTAAATGTTGGAGCCTGTAATTGTGCAGTTTCATACCGCGTAATCATTTCTTCGCTTGGGTTTAAAAGCCGAACTTCTCCAGATAATTCATCACGCGCTCCGGTGTAACCCCGCGTTCTTGCGCTATCGATCGCGCCATCTCTTGCCTGAAGTCTTCGCTGGGCGCGGACTGTTCTTTGGCGCGGACCGACTCCCCTGAACCCTGAGAGAGTTGCTCCCGGTTCAGCCGTAGCTTCAATGCCATCGCTTTCGCGAATTCCTGATCGTACTCCAAGTTGCTCATTTACTGCCTCCATCCCTTTTGAAAATGATCCCGGTCTTGATTTTACGCCAAGATCTGTAAATAAATTTTGTTCATAAAACCACAAAACAGCTTGTATATCTTGCTCAGACAGGCCCGTATCTTCCAGCTTGCCCTTCATCGCCGTGGTAAACTCTTCCATTCTTCGGCGCTCTGTGGTGTTTCTTGGGCCGCCAGCAGGCAAACCCTTTGGGTCTTTCATGTTCCCGAAATGACGGTTGTAACTTCTAGTGAACCAAACATCTTTTGTCGGGCCTTCATACCCGTTCAAATTCAACGAGTATTTACCTGTCTTATCACCCAGAACCATTGCACCCAAATGCATACTATTCTTGCCGCCACTTACTCCTGCCGGACCGCCGCTTAATCCGGCAGCTTTTCTAACGTCAGTCAATTCTCCTAGCGTATGAGGGGAAAGCCACCAATCTGCGAATCCCTGCTCGCCTAAATCAGTTATCAGTTTGTCGATAACTTTCATTCCGGCAGCGACTGACTTCTGCTTTGCTCCCCACCCAGCGCCTTTTAAACCTTCAGTTACAGCGCCAGCCTTTGGTGGAACGGTAGGTATTTTACCTGTTTTTTTGTATTGAAGCATTGCTGCTGTTGCAGCTTTCGTATTTAAGGGGACGTTATTGCCAATCGACGTTGGGGCAGCAAGGGCAGTCCATATCACTCTATCTGTTTCGTTATCGAGAACACTCTTGAGTTGAGGAATGGTCCCCATTAAATCGAATGTTTTTTTAACGTCCTCGTCATACCAACCAGCGCCACTTTCGGACTGCTTTAGCTGATATCTGATTTCATCAGAAGCAGCATCAATCGCTGTGTTGAAATCAGTTGGATCAGTTGGATCTAATTGCCTACCGTAACGCTCTATATGATCTGTCTCAAAAAAATCTACTAGGTCTTCGATCTTTGGTTTTTTGTTACCTCTTGTCGCGGCAATGTCTTTAACCTTACTGAGATTCTGTTCACGAATCGTCTCATCAAACCTAATGGGCGCTGAACTTCCGACTACTGGACTTTCTACAATTGTTGCATCAAATACTTCATCGCCAGACATCAAGCCGGTTGGCGGTTGTGCAATATCAACCATCTCAGCCGTCTCCACTATCCCAGTTCCTAGGGGAGTAGGCTTTCCTTTGCCTGCCCTTTTAATCAGAGGGGCCATTGCTGCCAAGCCTTTGACTCCCGGAATGTAGTTCAACGGATCTAAAGTAATTTCAGCAGCGGTTGCCGCCGCTGGACTGCCCGTGATATCTAATGTTGCCTGCCCTATGGCTTCTGCCGGTACAGCCAATGGACCTAAAACAGCGCCCGTGTCTGACAAAGCTTGCATCCCCTGCTCACTTCTAGGGACGTAGGTCAATGCCTGTTGCACATCCTGAACTCTCTGCGCCGCTGCCGCTGGATCACCTGTCATGGCTAGTTCACCAAGACCGGCCCAGCCTGCTGGTATGGAACCCAAAAGTCCTGACCCAACAGTCCTTCCGGCTTCAGCCCATCCCTGATTCCAATCGTAGAAATCTGACATCCAATCGCCAGACTCCTTTCGTACAGGACCGCTTGGGGTCATTCGGTAGTTTTCAGTGGTCTTGTTTGTCAGTGTTTGATTGATAATCTGTTCTGACAGTTCGCGCATTGAAGGCATTACGTTTCCTCTTGAAAGCTTTGCGATGTGTCCTCGCCGGTTGCCCTAGCCAGCATAGCAGCGGCCACTGGTATTGCCACGCCGTATTTCTTGGCGATGCTGATTAGTCTGTCATCGAATATGACGTAGTTCATTGACTGCTTGTCTGGAGACTTGTGCCGGGTGAATGCGTCAGCGTATCGGATGCCTTTGATGCCTGATTTTTTAAGCTCTGAGTTTGCCGCCGTAAGAGAGTTATCCCATCCAGAATCAACAAGAGAGGCTTGGAGTCGTTTGTAATATTCTCCCCCAGAAAGCGCGCTCAAATCATCCGCATCTTGAAAGGCCTGACTGCCAAATTCTTGACCTGTGCTTACAGAAAACTCTCCTGAGTTCAAATGCTCGCTTACAGTGATATTTGGTTGCTCACTCAACGGCTTATACCAATCGAGCAGTTCATCAGGTTCTACGTCGATGTTAACCTCGTACATGCTGCCTTTTGAAGACGCGGACAACTCGCCTTCCTTAAACTGTTGCGCCCAAGCCCTTAGTTCTGGGCCTGCTTTCATAATGTCTAAAGAATTTTCTACATGCTCCCCTTGAAATTCAGGAGCATTGTCTCCGTAGTCTTTCATCTCTCGCGAAACAGACTTTTTTAATCTTTGCAGGAAGTCATTTTTATCACCTTGACCACCCGCAGGTTTTACAGCAACAACCTCGCCATTATGAAGCAGGTCAATTTCGCCAATATCGTTACGATACCCTCTAGCCACCTTTTCGTTCTCAGCAAAATACAATCCACGGCCATACTGCTGTGCGCCTTCGCCAGTGCCAATAGACTCAGTGCTGAACCGATCAAAACTATGCGGCGAGCCGTGGAATGCCTTGATGCCCTTTCGGATCTGAGACGCGGCAGGCAAAAATGGCACAACACCAGCAGCACTTAGAATATAGTTTGGTATGTTTCTGGACTCAGGATCTCGCATGTACATGTCAACGTCAGCGGCCAGACCCGTAACATCTCCGACCACAGGAACAGGGCTTGTGATCAACGCAGCAGCGTCTAGCGGGGACATCTGGTCATCAGCACCGTAACCAATGTTGATAGGCTCGCCGGTAGAGTATGGACCCCTGTCCATTACTTCAGAGTATCGTTCTGGTTGTTTAGCAGTCAGCAGTTGCTTGGCTAACTCTGCCATTGATATCGCCATCAGTAGTCCTGCGGATTGAGATAGAAATGCTTGCCCGGTATCAGCGCGTCTACGCCACCCGCTCGCATTGTTTTTTTGGTATCCGCTATCCTGTTTAACATTTCCTGTAGCGCCTCTTCCTCTGACAAGCCCACCAAATCATAACCGACCAGATTGTTCATGCGGTCGATGTATTGGGTTCTGGGATCTCTGCCGCGTAGATACTCTTGGCCCTGCTGCAAATACTCTTTGCCCTGCAACATGCCGCGAATGATGGGCGAGTCACCATACCTGTACGC